CTTTTAATTTGGGAGATTGATTCTAAAGATGAATGGGAGATTGAGCCCCATGTCTTTAAAAATCCTAAACCGTTCTTTACAATCCCGCTCACGGCTAAGGGGCGCATGCCTCGCAAACTCCAAGTGCCTCAAGGCGCACGTCTGCGATTGGTTAGCAACAATAACCTTCCGCTTAACACGATGCGCCGAGCCATGGACATTGCGAAGCACCGCTTTAAACCGGAGAGCATATCATTTCTTAACAGAGCCGCCGGCGAGCGCGGTAATGTAGAAGATCTAACTGACGGCATTAAGACTGAAAACCTGCGAGACATTAAGGTACAGGAAGAATTGATCGATGAATTCCTTTCAGACTACCAGACCGACGCCACAACCTTAGAACGCGTATTTGAACTTAATAGCAAATACAACAAGATAATCGAAGAACGCGAAGAGATCTCTAGAAACGTAAACTGGAAGCTCAAGTCGTTTAAGTGGGACAATCTGTTTAATTATGGCGAAGGCAACTCAATCGACTTTGAAAACCTTAACGGCATCATTGGCGTTTTTGGGAAGAACTTTAGCGGCAAGTCTAGCATCATCGATGCAGCCCTGTATACGCTGTTCAACACCACCTCAAAGAATGAGCGCAAAAACCTTAACCTTATTAATCAACATCAAGAATCTTGCGAAGGGGTTTTGGAGATCGAGATCGGACACAAAGTCTACAACATTAAGCGCACGTCTGAAAAATACACGAAGCGTTTGAAAGGTGTTGAGACCCTAGAAGCCAAAACAGATTTGAACTTTGAAGTCTATGATCCCGTCACAGATGAAACCACATCTCTAAATGGCACCACGCGCAATCAGACCGACGCAAATATTCGAAAGCACTTCGGCTCCATGGATGATTTTTTGGTGTCTTCACTGGCAAGCCAGCACGGCGCATTGGGCTTCATTGATGAAGGCTCGACCCGTCGAAAGGAAATCATCGCCAAGTTCCTCGATTTGGAGTTATTTGACCAAAAGTTTAAGATGGCCAAAGATGATTCTGTTGAAGCCAAAGCTCTCCTGCGCAAGTATGAGGATCGAGATTACAACACAGAACTACAGGCGTTAGACACAAGCCTTCAAGAACTCACAACACAAGCGGAAACTAATCGCACAACGTGTGAGGATTATCGCAAAGAGCTTAAGCTTTTGAATGAAGGTGCGAGACGTTTAGACGAGAAGATCAGTTCTATTCCGGGCAAGCTCATTGACATCACTAAAGTTGTGACAGAGCAAAAAGATAAGCAAGTGTTGTCACGGCTCTTGGACGAAAAGATAATAACTCAAATAGCGACAGTCGATGTTAAACAACAGAAAGTGGTGATATCCGAAAGCTTGCTCGAACTTATCGATCATGCCGCCCTCACAGCCGACAAAGCGGAAATCGAGATTCTGGACCACAGTATCATGAACCTTCGAGAAGAACTTGAAAAGATCGGCAAAAAGGAAAAGCTTCTTAAGGGCATCCCTTGTGGCGATTCTTATCCTTCATGTCGGTTCATCAAGGACGCCTATATCGATGTAGCTAATAAGCCCGGAATCGAAGCCGACCTCCATGCAGCCGCTATGCGTCTCGAAACGTTGTCTCCCGATGACACCACTGAAAAGCTGGAAGAATATCGTTTAACACAAGAATTGATTGTAGAACTAAAAGCGGAGGTTGCTGCGCTGCAATTAGAGTGCGAACGAAACAAGAACACAAAGACGACAGTTGACCAAGAGTTGTCGGAACTTGGCACGAAGGTCGCCGAATACAACCAAAACAAGAAGGTTATTGACGGACTTGAAAAGGTCATCAAAAAGCGACAAGGTTATCAAACGAAAATTGATAGCAAAAAGGAAATGATTGAAACTTGCGATAATGAGACACTAGAGATTGTACGACAGGTAGGCTCTTATGAAGAGAAAATCGAATCGCTCAAATCTCAAAGCAAAGAATACCAAGACCTTCAGAATAGTTATGCAGCATACGATTTACTTATGCAATGCATGCATCCGAACGGAATCGCCTATGACATTATCAAGAAAAAGATTCCAGTGATTAATCAAGAGATTGCAAAAGTTCTCGCCAACATTGTTGAGTTCGAAGTGTTTTTTGAGACAAGCGGAAACAAGCTTGACATCTTTATTAAGCACCCTAAACACGATGAAAGACCTATTGAGATGGCGTCAGGAGCCGAAAAGACAATGGGAGCTATGGCCATCCGGTTGGCGCTTTTGAGTGTTTCGTCGCTTCCAAAGTCAGACTTGTTCATCCTCGATGAGCCGGGCACGGCATTGGACGAGGAAAATATGGAGGGTTTTATTCGGATCTTGGAACTAATTAAGGTATATTTTAAGAACGTTCTCTTGATCTCGCATTTAGACTCTCTCAAAGATTGCGTCGATATGCAGATTGTAATAGAAAAGAAAAAAGGCTACGCGAAGGTAAATCAATAATGCAACTCTTGATGGAAAATTGGAAGAAGTTTTTAAACGAACAGCCAATCCCACAACAGGCACCTGCCGAACAACAGCCTGGAGCGGCACCTGCCGAACAACAGCCCGAAGCCCCAGAAGGTTCTGGTTTGCAACTAACAGATCAGACCAGCTTTAAAGTTTTTGCCGGCAAGCCAGAACTAGCTGCCAAAGTAATGAACGAGCTTTTACAAGGTGGGGATCTTTTTAAACAACTTCAAGCTGCTCAACTTGGAAAATGGTATACTACTAAAACCGTGGAAGCTTTAAAACAGTGGGTTGAAAGTATTGGTGGAATTGAAAAATTTGCTGAGCGCGCAGCCGCGATTGGTGCTAAGATTCCAGAAGAAGGTTTGCCAAAATCTAAAATGCCGTTTTTACCTGGACCTCCAGACGCCACTGGTGATCCTAAAGATGTTGAAGATGCTTTAACACCCGGCGGTAAATTCAATGTTGACATGATGGAGAAGACGGATGCTCCTGCTCCAAACGCCATTGACATGGTTGGTAAGGATCCGAATGCCAACAAGTTTATGACTGGTGGTTTAGCCGCAAATGACGGAGACGAAAACGACGACTTTATCAAGATTGAACTTGGTGGCGGATTTCCGGCAGCCAAAGGCATACCTACGCAGACTAATATTCTTTTACCCAAAGGATTGGGCATGGCAGTTCAGGGAATTTCAGGTGGAAACTTAGATGCTTATGCGTCCCTAAAGGGTCATATTTTAGATGGACATCATCGTTGGGCTGCTACAATGCTTAATGATCCGTCTGCTGATATTGGAACTGTTGCTCGCGTTGATTTAGATACTCTAGGAACAGATGAAACACTACAGTATTTAACTGCTATTGGTAATGCGCTTGGAAACAAAACGAAAAATAAATAAACGGAGATTTATATGAACAACCCTGATGATTTTGATTTTGCCGAGACAGCTAGCGAGGTTAACCCGCCTGCTCTCGACACCCCCACACCCACCACCACTAATGATTTTGATTTTGTCGATCATTATGGAGACGATGAAGAAGTAACTCACGAGAACTTGCTTCCGGAGAACACGATTCCCGCATCGCTGAACTGTGCCATTGTTGGCGTAGGTGGAGGTGGAGGCAAGATGGCCAAAGCCTTTCTCGATCTTGGCTACAATAGGACTTTGCTTGTCAATACCACTGCTAAAGATGTTCCTAGCGATGTGGATGATAAGCATGTGGTTTTGATTCCCGATGCCGATGGCATTGGAAAAGATGTGAATTTAGGAAAAGCAGTGTTTGATGCAAACAGTACAGTCGTAGAAGATGCCCTCCGCACAAAATTAGGCAAAGTCGACTGGCTGTTCGTTTGCGCCGGAGGCGGCGGTGGAACTGGTTCTGCCGTCGCTTCCCTACACAGTGTGTTTGAGCGCTATCTCAAATCTGTGCAAGCCGAAGGCGAGGTAGTGTATATTACGTCATGGCCCACAGCGCAAGAAAGCCTAAACCCCACCATCAGCAAGAATGCCTTGGCTTTACTTAACGATGTTTCTAAGCATACCCATATCGTTTTAGACAACGAACGTCAAGTTAAGTTGTTACGCGGCAAGGTTGGCATGCTTAGTCTGTTCCCTTCCGCTAATACTGCGTTCGCAAAGCTGTGGACACAAGTATTAAAGCTCTCCACCGAGAAGTCTCCGATTCAATCGTTTGACACGAAAGATCTGGAAAGATGTCTGAGAACTCCACAAAGAATGTTTATTGGTTCGACCATGGTGAAAGATCCCGCCACCCCCAATCTTGGAGCAATGATTCTCCAGAATTGCATGAAGCGCTCACCATGCCCAGCCCCCAAAGGAAAGCCCAAGACAGGCGCCCTATTATTGATTGCGTCGTCTGAGATGGCAAACGATCCAGAGATTAGCAAGCACATGGATGCTGCGATTGGATATGTTGGCGGCAGAACGGACACACTTTTTTCAGGCGTTTATATTAATGATAACGTACCTGGGCTCGTTGCCATACTATGTATGAATGGGCTACCCAAAGGAAAATAACAAATGAGAAAGAACAAGAAGTTTATCGACCCTCGATATTTTATGGAAGAGAAGACAGAAGAATACGAATTTGTAGAGAGTCTTCTCAAAGAGTACGAAACCTTTGACTGGTCTCCCAAGAGAAGGGACGACCATCTGCAACGCGGCAAGCGCTCCGAATTCGCCCCACACGACGACGCCACAGCAGTAGACAAGTGGATGTTGGGGATGTTAGAGAAGATTGCCACGAAATTTGGGATCCCAAAGACAGAGGAAGAAGCAGAAGTCTGGGTGAACGACCCCAAGAACGAGCCCTTGATAAAGTTTGTTAACAAAGCCGGCATGACGATGGAACAACTTGCCTACAAACTAATGAAGTTCTTTGGGAAGGAAGGGGACGCCCCTGATTCCGAGAAGTGGACCACAGCGGCCACGAAGAAGGACGCCGCGGAATGGAGAAAGGGAGACTCCCCGGACGACGTGGAACGGGCGCCGTACCGCCGCCACCGTCCGGCCAACAACCCTGGGACGTACAAGGGTTCCAAATGAGCACACCACGAGATTTAGCGCGAGATACATGGGCACGAACCAAACAGCTTGTCTTGCTCAACGGCGCATTAGAAGAATATGTCCTGCTAGCAGTTACGAAAGTAACGTGCATGGCTATCGGACTTGCCGCTGGCTGGCACCTGTGGGGAGGAGTATAAATGAAAATCACTAAATCCCAACTCAAGCAGATCATCAAAGAGGAGATTACGAATATGAATCGTGGACTCCGTGAGTTTGCACAATGGGTGATGGAAGTAGACGGACATATTGAAAGCTTGTCTGACGAATATGTGTCCGCAGAGGAATTGGCTTCTGACGTTAATCTGTATGATTTATGGTACCAGGGAACTCCGGCTGCCGAGGTTGCACAAGATCTTATAAGTGGGGACTATTGATGAAGCTTTGGAATAGACTCAATCACTGGCTTGACTGGCGCGGCATCAAGTGGAGCGATATTCTCGGCTCTACTGTAGCGTTTGGAACAATCATCGGACTAGTTATAGTATTAACTTGGGCCGGATTGCAATGAAGGAAAGGCTCTTAAGATTGTGGAGCGTAGATGTGCTGGCTGTAGGACTGGCATTATTTGCTTTAGGATATACATGCTGTGTCCACCACCGAGCCCAAGAGAGATTAAATGAAATTGAGAGTGTTGTCAACGAAGGAATTCACATTCCTGCACAACCCACCCCACCAGTAAGGTTTGAACCAGAATGTCAATAAAGATTACAAAAGCAGAATTGTTGAAGCTGATTTTAGAAGAGGTCGGAGGACCCCTAGCGGAACTCAATCCTCACAAGGCTCTTAGGGATCAGACTCCTGAAGATTTAGCCCCACCCGAAGAAGAAGATCCAGAAGCCCTGCGCGCAGATGCGATTTTAGGTGGCGGCGTCGGCGATTGGCAACGAGCCAAGGATGAGATGACCCCGCCGCCCAAGCGACCCCCTAAAGAGTACCGCCGTCAAGCTATCCACATTTTGGCTAGTTTTAATGTAGACGTGGGGCAACAAGCAATTGATGTCTTGGCGTGGGAATTGGTCCGCGCAAACGCGTCTGCCCCTACACAATCCATGGAAGTCCCGGTCGGAAAGCCCTCATGGCTCCAGAATATATTAAAAAAAGCAATCAAAGAAGACTTAAAAGCCCACATGGGATACCACAATTTACGTGAAGCCGATCAAGGACAAATAAGCGCAGTACGTCACTTTACACAAGGCATGCCCTACGAAGTCGAATCCATATTGATTCAGCTAATTGACAGGTATGGGTTTGATTTGGAAGAGGCAGAACAATTAGCCAACGAACTTAAAAGAATGCAAGGATCGGAATTGGAAGGCGAACCTCAATTAGCTCAATATGTCAAAGAAGAGCTTGAAGGGTATTTAGATGAAGTTTATTCAAAGAAGCAAAGAGATTTTATGTGCGCAATGAAAGACGCACCCGATGGGGACAGACCAGAAAGCTTATCACAAGGTGAAGCAGAGCATCTGTGCTCCGCCCCCATGGAAGAACCAAAAAAGAAAGGAAAGAAAAAATGAGTTTATTAAGAAAGGTATGGGACTGCGCCACCACCGGTGCAGCAAATGTGTGGGGACTAGTTCTCGATGTAGGATGGTCCGTATGGAGCGAAATCAGAGAAGGCGCAGCACGCGCAAGCTGGTGGGTGCTCGTAGGTTTGGTGTGGCTCGATGGGCTTGCATTGGGCTGGTGGTTGTGGAGTAGCTAATGGCCGAGCACAAAGGATTTTTAGATACGTGGTTGCTTAAGCTGACTTCACGTAAGCTTTTGGTGTGGCTAACTGCCTCGTCATTAGCATTTGCCGGATATCTAACCAGTGGTGATTGGGTTATTATTAGTACTGTCTTTATTGGAACCCAAGGCGCCGTCGATATCGTCGAGAGATTAAAGGGACTTAAGTGACGCCCCAGCAGTTAGTAATACAATTTTTGCTGAAGAACTGGAAGGGTGTTTTAATCGCCCTTCTTTCGCTTGTGGTGATGGGAAAAATGCGTTTTGATTATAAGCAGATGCAGTCTGCATACGAAGCTTCAGAACAGTCATTGCAAGCGCAGCTTGCTGGGTTGCAAGCGATCCACCAAAAGCAATTGGACGATATGGAAGAATCCCTCCAGAGCTATAAAGACACACTAGATCAAGTAGAGCGGGATTACCAAGAAAGTCAAGACAAACTGTTAGATTTAATCGACAGCCGGAGAGAAGAATTCGGAAGACAATTCTCCGAAAACCCAGAAGAGCTAGCTGAGACAATAATATCTATGTACGGATTTGATTATGTTCCTTAGTTTATTATTAATGTTAGCCGGACCAGCACAAGCCGCTGACACAGGTCAGTTTACTTTTCTTGGACAACAGCAGTGCGCACCTTTTGAAGGTGTGCTGTTTGATGTGCCGGCATTGTCTGAAATCTTAGCGCGCAACTCAACGGCTAACCTTGCATGCCAAGCACGAATTGAATACGAGCTTTCTGTGGAAGCTGCAAGCTATGAGTTAGAGCTTCGCAATTGGGAGATTCAATATAGTGCCCTGCACGAAGAAACAAGTCTTCTTATTTTTCAGAAGGACGCAGAGATTGATCATTTGCAAAGATCGTTATTAAAGCAGTCTCCACGCAATAATTGGCTGTGGGCCGCCGGCGGAGTTGGTGTAGGAATTTTAACCACCTACGCGTCCTATAGGTTGTTTAATGAGTAAGAAAGATTTTGATAAAATTGCTGCAATTGAACAAGCGATTGCCAAAAAATACGGAAAGGAGACTATTCAAAACCCTCGTGCAAATTGGGACGAGATCAAAGAAAAAGAATACCTCGATCAAATGCGTGAGCTTTATAAGAAGAGTAACGTGAACAAGAAGTGGGAAGAGAAAATAGATGTAAATGGTATAAAGGTGTCAAAGAAACTATTTAATAGAGATTCTTTACAACGTTGTATGGTGTGCTCTTCTTCCCTGAAAAAAACAGCAGATGACGTTTGCTTTCTAAAATATGAATGTTGCTACAACTGTTACGTTCAATATGTGGAAGACAGAGAGGAAAGATGGGAAAAAGGTTGGAGACCAAAAGGAAATAAATAATGGCAACAATTTATGAAATCATACAAGGATTAGCACAAGCAGCCGCAAACTCATATGACGGCGCACTGGGAGAGGATTATGAACCCGACAAGCCTGGAATCCTTCGCCGAGAAGAGGGTGATGCTCTTGTTGATCAACGAGTCATGGATGGCTTCAATGTGAAGTTTTATGGCGACATGATGTGTTTGAGCTACCAGTCCGAGATTCAATTGAAAGAAGTCATCGCTAGCGGTTTCGAGGAAGAAATCGATCAGCGTATCACCGACATTTCAGGATGGATCAAGAAAGAATACAAAAAGATTACCGGGGATTCTGTTACTTTGACGGAAGAGGGAGAAGTCGATATTCGAGTCGAAAACTCTTCGCGAGTTCGCACCTGGGTGACTGCCAAAAAGCACTATAAAATTGGTGGACTGAGTGAACAAATGAATCTAGAAACTGGTTCCGAGGCTCCGGTCGAGCGCAGTTGGGAAAAGTTTTTAAACCAAGGGGGCTGGGGAACCCGCCCGAAGAATGATACAAGGAAGAAAGAATCATGAAAATTTCTATTGCACGACTCAAAGAGATTATTATGGAAGAAGTCGCGCGAGCAACTCTCGTCGAGACTGGCTCCGATTGTGAGGAAGCAGAAGAAGACAACACACCTGCGCGCCCTTTAGAACTTGAAGAAGAAATAGAAATCGTAGATGATGAATGAGTTTTCAACTAGACAAAAAGAAGCGAGTCAACGAGATTTTAAAGTGCGGTAAAGATCCTTCCTATTTTCTGAAGACTTATGCCCGTATATCCCATCCGATGCACGGGCTGATTTTATTCGATACTTATGATTTTCAAGATGAACTCCTTAATGATTTTAACGATTATCGTTTTAACGTTATCCTGAAAGCCCGACAGCTTGGTATCTCCACTATCACAGCCGGCTATATTGTATGGATGATGTTATTCCATCGGGATAAAGCCATTCTTGTAATGGCAACAAAGTTTGCGACGGCAGGCAACCTTGTAAAGAAGGTTAAAGGCATTATGCGCAACGTACCCGAATGGCTAAAGATTGCCACCATTAGTGTGGACAACCGCACTTCTTTTGAACTATCTAATGGTTCGTCTATTAAAGCGGCTTCTACGTCAGGCGATGCCGGTCGTTCGGAGGCATTGTCCCTTTTAGTATTAGATGAGGCCGCCCACATTGAAGGCTTAGGCGAATTGTGGACTGGTCTATATCCCACGCTATCTACGGGTGGGCGTTGTATTGCACTATCAACCCCCAACGGTGTAGGAAATTGGTTCCATAAAACTTGTGTTGATGCTGAAGCCGGCGCCAACAACTTTAATCTTACCATATTACCATGGGAGGTCCACCCAGATCGAGACGAGACATGGTATGAGAAAGAGACCAAAAATATGTCCAAGCGCCAGATCGCGCAAGAGTTACAGTGTAATTTTAACACATCCGGCGAAACAGTTATTGATCCAGAATGTATGGAATGGTTATTATCTAATGTGAAGGAGCCTAAACATCGAACCGGTTTTGATCGCAACTTCTGGATTTGGGAAGAATTTGATCCTACGTGTAATTATATAATTGTGGTGGATGTGGCCCGCGGCGATGGAGCCGATTTTTCTACGTTTCATGTTTTAAAACTAGAAACTCTTGAAATCATTGGCGAATATCAAGGAAAGGTTACACCAGACTTGTTCGCGAACATGCTTAATCAGGTAGGTGGCGAGTTCGGAAATGCGATGATAGTAGTAGAAAATAATAATATTGGCTATACTGTACTTGACAAACTCGTTGAATACGGTTATCCTAATATATATTATTCTATAAAGTCGACACACGAATATATTGAGCAATATCAAGCGGAAGGTATATCGTCAGCTATTCCTGGCTTCTCTACTACTATGAAGACACGCCCACTAATAGTTGCAAAATTAGAAGAGTTTATAAGAAATAAACTAATTAAGGTGTATTCGTCGCGCACGGTTAATGAAATGAAAACTTTTATTTGGAAAAATGGCAAACCCCAAGCAATGAAGGGGTATAACGATGATTTAATCATGGCCCTGGCTATTACATGCTGGGTAAGAGACACTGCAATTCAAGCCAGTGCTCGTGATTTAAATTACCAACGTGCGTTTGTGGACGCTATTGTTACGAGCCGCACTACTATGAATACCCGTATCCCCGGACAACATGGTTACAAAAAAGATAATGCTTTTGACAAACAGTTAACAGATGCACAACACATCTATGAGCAATATAAATGGATTATTAAGTGAGAAATTAAATGGCACGCACTCCCCCGAAAAACAACCCAGCCAATAGTCAATCAGGATTATTTAAAGCCTTAACTAGGCTTTTTTCAGGTCCGATTGTTAGCTATCGTTCCCAATCCGGACGCCGCATCCGGCGTCAACACCTTGATAGGTTTTCATCTCGATTTAAATCAGCATCAGGTCAGCAGTTTAAAAAGACGCTATACAGCCCTTTAGATAATATTGGCGTCAATGCCATTGCTAATCAACGTCGCTCCGAGCGGTATGTTGATTTTGATCAAATGGAATACATGCCGGAGATTGCATCCACCTTAGATATTTATGCAGATGAGATGACGACCTATTCGGAGTTGCGTCCGATGTTAAATGTTAAGTGCCCGAACGAAGAAATCGCGGCAGTCCTTAATGTTCTCTTTGATAGTATTTTGAATCTCAAGTATAACCTTTTTGGCTGGGCGCGCACCATGTGTAAATATGGGGACTTCTTTCTTTACTTGGATATCGATGATAAATACGGAGTTCAATCCGTCATTGCTATTCCGTCACAGGAAATTGAGCGCTTAGAAGGACAAGACTCCACCAATCCCAATTATATTCAATACCAGTGGAACTCCGCCGGCATGACATTTGAAAATTGGCAGGTTGCTCATTTCCGAGTCCTAGGAAACGATAAGTATGCTCCCTATGGAACTTCCATTTTGGAAGCATCTCGCCGCATCTGGCGCCAGTTGGTGTTGATGGAGGATGCTATGATGGCATACCGGATTGTGAGGTCTTCGGAACGCCGCGTGTTTAAGATTGATGTAGGAGCCGTGCCTCCGAATGAAGTCGAACAATATATGGAAAAGGTGGTGACGCAACTGAAGCGCCATCAAGTTATTGATCCTGCAACCGGCCGCGTTGACTTGCGCTATAATCCCATGTCCATTGAAGAAGACTACTTTATTCCTATTCGACCAGGATCCGCTACAGATATCCAATCGCTAGCCGGCGCATCAAACATTTCGCAGATTGATGATATCAAGTATTTACGCGACAAGCTTTTCTCTGCCCTTAAGATCCCGCAGTCCTACCTTACAATGGGCGAAGGTGGCGAAGAAGACAAGACCACTCTTGCACAAAAGGATATCCGATTCGCTCGGACCATTCAGAGATTGCAGAGAGTCCTCATCGCAGAGCTTACAAAGATTAGTATTATTCACCTCTATACATTAGGCTTCCGCGGAGACGACTTATTAAGCTTTACTTTATCTCTTAATAATCCTTCTAAGATTGCTGAACTACAAGAGCTTGAATTTTGGAAGCAAAAGTTCGACATTGCCGGCTCAGCCACAGAAGGTTACTTCTCTCGCCGCTGGGTTACCGAAAATGTATTTGGCATGTCTCATGAAGAATTTACCCGCAACCAGCGCGAAATGTATTACGACCGCAAACACGATGCCGCTCTTCAACAGGTGGCTGAGGCCGCAGCCGCAGAAGGAGCAGGAATGGGCGGAGGAGACTTAGGAGGAGACTTAGGTGGAGATTTAGGTGGAGACCTTGGTGGTGACCTAGGCGGAGAACTTGGCGGCGCCGAAATGCCCGCCGGAGATGCCGGCACCGAACCGCCCGCCGGCGATGAAGGCGCCGCCGATGATTCCACACTGCTCGCTGTCCCCCCGGGCTCTCGTAATGAGCCGCGACTCACCCCTGGGTCGAAAGGAAAAGTATATTACCCTAAGAAGGTCGACCGCCGGCGCGCCGGCGCCCGCCAGCGTTCTAACGCCGCTAAATATAACCGTGAAAAAGGTAGCTCAGCGCGCCGCAATGTAGTGCCCGGGCTCGACGATTTACAATCCGCAGCCAAAATCGGTGGAGCAGCAACAGGTATTTATGAGAGAGAGGAACCTACTTATAAAGCAGGGGAGCGCTTGGAAGAAACTCAACTCTTCCAGATAAGCGAATCTCTCCGAGATCTTATTACCGGATTAGAAAATAGTAGTAACAAACTTACGGAGCCACACGATGAAGAGTAGACATAATAAAAAGAGGAATAGCGCCTTTGTATACGAAGCCCTTTTAAGAGAGGCCACCGTTGCTATTTTGAAAAAAGATCTTCATCGACGATCCACCGCAATCGCCCTCCTTAAAAAACATTTCCACGAAGATTCATTATTACGTAGAGATTTGGAGTGCCACCGCGCTTTATATGAAAACCAAAACCTCGATCAAAAGACATCTGAAAAGATCTTACGAGAGGCTAAACTAGCCCATCGCCTGATTGATCCCAACGGACTGTTTAAGGAACAAAGTATTCTCATTAGTGATGTAAACAAGGAACTTGAACCTGCTGTCTTTAATAATTTTGTTCCCAATTATAAATCCTTGGCTTCCATTGCACGTATTTTTTCTGACAAAACTTCTCCTAAAGATCAAGTATTATTAGAAGGCGAAATTATCCAGAACATGACAAGCAGTACCCCGGACTCCACTTCTCTAGGGGAAGTTGACACCATCGTTGTTAAGACGTTTACTGAAAAGTTTAATACTAAATATGAAAAAGAATTATTGGAAGAGCAAAAAGAACTATTAGTATATTATATCTCATCGTTTACAGATAATGCTTTAGAACTTAAGGTTTTTTTGAATGAGGAGATTGTTCGCTTAAAGGAACACCTCCACGTAGCCACTCAAAATGTCGAGATTAGTGCAGATAGCGAGATGTTATCTAAAACAGAACAAATCATCGAACGTTTGGATGGCTTTTCTGAGTGCGTTATTGATGATGATTTACTTTTAATGATAATGAAAACTCAAAGTTTAGTGAAGGAGATCGGCTCAGATGGCAGTAGTAGTTAGAATCGGCCCCGCGCCCGACAGTGCGGTAGTCCGTCTAGAGATGGATATCCGTAAAAGCCTGAACGGAGATCTCATGATTTTTGATCATGGTGATATTGATATTGTCTTGTCCACCAAAACTAATAAGATTACTGCCTTCCCCAAGGAGACTATGAATGATTTAGTATACGGCGCACAGAATAGACTGTTTGCACACTTGCGCAAAAAAGGACTCATCATCGCGGACTCTGTTCAAGCCGGCTCGTTTTTCGGCTCCTTTGAGGGGTTGATGGAAGAAGCCTCTTCTCCTGACTTAAGTACTCCAAAGTTAGCCCTCATTAATATTTCTAATTTTATTGATGAAGAGCGCCCCTATTTTGAGTCAACAGAGGCTATTGTCTCTATGACTGATGACGAACTAATACATCCGGACAATGCTGATTCAACCGAATTGGGAGAAGTGCCACAACGAGTTGAACAAGGATCGATCCGTCCGGGATACATTCGAGATCCCTATTCGTTGAGTTACTTGTACACGATTTAATAAGGAAGAAATGGATTTAATATATTTTATTTTAGCAGCTTACGGACTCACCCAGCTTTTAGTATACGGAAAGGTCTTCGATGCCGTTCGCCCTACTCGTGGCTGGCTCGGAAGCCTTTTTTCATGTCCAATGTGCATTGGGTTTCATGTGGGGTGGATTTTAATGCTGCTTTCTCCCTACACAGAACTATTTAATTTTGATGTAACTCCTATAAATTATTTTATTTTAGGTTGTATTTCATCAGGAACATCATATGTTCTTAATATGTTGATTGGAGACGAAGGAATTAAACATGAACACAAATACGTGGATTAGCAAATGGATGCTGCAGCCTGTAAGACGTTGTTGTAAAGGATCTTAACTATGGCTAAAGTTTTATTACGAGAATATTACGCGCTTTGCGAAGGCGGCGTGTGTCAAGATTTGTTAACCGAAGAAGAGAAGCGATTCGTTTCTAATGGCGGTATGATGCTGTCCGGCAAACTACAGGAAGCTGACGTACAAAATGGAAATGGACGTATCTATCCCTTTAAGGTTTTAACGCGCGAAGTTCAGAATTATAAGAAGCTCGTAAAAGAACGGCGCGCACTGGGAGAATTAGATCACCCTGACGATTCAGTTATTAATCTGAAGAATGCTTCTCACATGGTTACCGATGTGTGGATGGACGATAAAAATGTAATGGGGAAAGTGAAAGTTCTCGACACTCCCTCCGGCAACATCCTCAAAGGACTAGTTAATAGTGGTGCCCAGCTTGGCATCTCTTCACGCGGAATGGGATCCGTCAGTGAAGCTCAAGGACAAACTATCGTGGAAGATGATTTCCAACTTATCTGCTTTGACTTTGTATCCGAACCTTCAACACCCGGCGCGTATATGATGAAAGAAGCAAAGGATTTGAGCGCTCCTAACGTGTTCACCAAAGCAGATCGGATTAACCGATTGCTTAACGAGGTATTAGATAATGAGTAAACAAAAACAATGGAGCAGCTTTAAGGAAAACCAGCAACACACTGATGCATGGCGAGAGTATTTGAATGAAGCGATGAGTGCAGCCGCTGAAAAAGGACGATTTAAAGAGAGGCCGAAGTGCCTGCCTGATGGCGGTACCCAGGAGTGCCCGTGCCCCGACGCTGAGGGGGAACAAGAAGAACTTGACTGGGGGACGCCCATCCACCCTACTCAAGCGCAGGAAACACTAACGAGTCTTAACGGTCTCAACCGCGCACTTCAGCTTAATTTAGATGACGCCGCCATAATGAGGGAATACCAACAGTTCTTGCGAGATCAGAAGATTAAAATTATGGACCAAGGCAAGGAGCTAGATTTATCTGAAGCCTGGAATCCCTTTTCGAGCAAAAAGAAAAGGCTCGGGAGTATGGAGCATGAAGAAGGTCGTGCCCCCAAACTTGGAAAGCTCGAAAATCTAGAGAAGTATCCTAATCTTTATAAGATTGTAACGGCTGCACTGCAGTCCGAGAAGTACAAGCAAGATCTTCTGGATGTCTTCATGGCTGCCGGCTTTGCTGATGTAAAAGAATTTGCCGCAGCTAATGCTCAAGAGCAACCAGCCGCCGAAGAACAACCCGAGGAAGAAGAGGAAGCACCGGCAGAAGAACAACCAGAAGAGCAGCCAGAAGAAGAACCGGAAGAACAACCCGAAGCTCCCGCAGAAGAGCCCTCTCCAGCCGCGCCTATCCCCCCCGGTGGTGAAGGCGGAGAAGAACGCCAGCCAGCAATGGTAGTAGGAGACGACAAGCCGGGATATGTGCAGGCTCCGAAGGTACAGGCACACCTCAAGAAGGCCATGGGTCAGAAGTATGATGAGAAAAAAGTCAAACTCGTCTTGCAAGCTCTGGCGCGGGTTAACAAGAATCCCGAGATTCAATTTCCCGAAGAGATGCAAGAGAACATGGATCTTGCAGCCGCCGCCAAAATGCTCAAGAACAGCGGCATTGATGAGACATTTATAAAGCATGTTGTGGTCGCTATGTTAAAAACTGCCGGCTTAAAGGTAGCAGATTTCAATCAAGCGGGCCGTTCTATTACTGGTAAAGACCAGCAGCAGCCCCGCACCGCAGTTAAGAAAGGCGACACCTATGAATATACTTCAGGGAAGGGTACCAAGGCAGTCGTAACGGTCACAGACCCCCTGCAAAAATCTCCCCAATATGCGCAGGTGGCCCAGGTGAACCAAGATACTTGTAAGCCCATGAGCAACCGAGTATTCGCGGCGCCGATAAAGAAGCTAACTGATCCTGCCGATAAGTGTACGCCCAAACAACTGGGATCACAAGCCCCCGACGAAGAAGAAGAGCAAGCTCCTCACATTCCTTCGGCTCAGTGGGGACGCAATGCGGCAGCCGCACAAGCCGAGAGTCTGGACACCAAAGATCAAGCGTTGTTAGAAAACTGGCAGAAGCTCGCAGGAATTATCAAAGGATAGAACATGAAAAAAGCAGAACTGAAGAAGGTTATTAAGCCCCTCGTAAAAGAGTGCATTCACGAAGTCCTTCTCGAAGAAGGTCTTTTGTCTAATGTAGTAGCAGAAGTGGCCAAGGGACTCCAAGGTAATACGATTGTAGAGACCCAGCGCCCCCACCCAACCGGACCAAGCAAAGAGCAGATGCAACAATCGAATCGGCAGATGAACGAATACAAACAGAATTTAATGAAAACAATTGGAGAGGAAGCCTATAATGGGGTAAACCTATTCGAAGGCACCGAGCCGCTAGCCAATACTAAACGAGCCAAAGGAGATGCCGATTTAGGCAATCCTCGGGATGCGGGAGTAGACATTAGTTCCCTGGTTGGGAATTCGTCAGCCATTTGGCGAGCACTAAAGTAGGAGTAGATATGGCAAAGGGAGCACACGTTAAAGTTACAGCAAAGGAATGCCGCGGCATGGTAGATCGCATGATCCGCAGATTTACGAAAAGGGTTAAAAAAGAGGGTGTCTTGGAGACAGTGAGAGACAAGCGTTATTATAAAAAGCCTTCGGTTGCTAAAAGAGAAAAACGTATTCGTGCAGCAAGGCGCCGGGCCCGAGAAGAACAAAAACGCAAGAGAGCGCAAGAAAGGCGCAATAGAAAAATTTAGAGACTATTTATAATGAAGATTAAAATTTTAGGAGATTTATAATGCCAGGACCAACACCAAGATATTGGGAACTAGCACCCGGACTTAACAATGTGGGCTCATATCAAGTGAGCGGAAGACCCTTTGCATCGGGTAGCATTGATACTACCGATGCAGAAGTAGTGAAGTTTCCAGCGGTTACACGTTGGGTGCAAGTAATTAATTTAGATTCCACTGCTCTCCGAGTCGGATTTTCTGAACTTGGAGTTTCCGGAAGTAACTATTTTACGGTACCGGCGTCATCTACGTCGGCTGTTTTAGAAGTAAAGGTTTCGGAGTTATGGCTCTATAGCCCCGCTAATGCTAATTCGCTAGCCGATGTAGTAGCAGGGCTGACCAATATAGAACCTCCCAGCGTCCGATTCCAAGCGTCGGGTTCCGGCTATACTGGGCCATCGTGGAGTGGGTCGGCAGGAGTAGGCTAGAATGGCCACTTTTGGATGGGCATATATAAATTGCGCAGATTCGGGCTCCGTAGGCGGTGGCGGAACCGGATCAATAGGATCGATCCAGTTTATTTCTGGCGCCGCGGGCTCAAGATTAACCTCTGGATCCAACAACTTTACGTTTTTATCGGCGTCTAACAAGGTGCACCTCACGGGCACCCTCGTAGTAAGCGGGACCATCAGCGCTAGTCATTATCATATTGAAAATGTAACCGAGATCGATGCAAGCGGCTCGACATATTTCGGTAATACTAATGATGATGTACATGTTAGAACAGGTAGTTTTTATGTGGCACAGTCAGCCTCTACCTCCGCCTCACTTGAAGTAAATATTTCTACCCAAGTAGTGCGCGTTGATGGTTTTCGTGGCGGCTATAAGCGCATTGGTGCTAACAATAGCACCAGTTCAGTAGCAACCTATCTTTATGGTGTTGCAGTTGCTGGAGATGTAAATTTCCGCCTCCACAGTGCGGCAGGTGATGCTTTGTCTGGATCCGTCTATGTCATTAAAGATGAGGTTAGCGGCCGCGCCGGCACCATCACCGTGCGCGCTTCGGGTAGCGAGACTATCGACGGCGCCGCAACTTATCAATTATCTGGTAGCTATCCAGCTATCAGTTTATATTCTAATGGTGCAAATTGGTTTGTATTCTAATGAGGGGAGTTCCTAATAAATGGCGTTCAATGTATTATCGGGAACCGTATATCTCCCCGGCGAATTGCTTTCCGAAGGGCAAATCTCCGGTAGCATCTTTATTGGGGATGGGCAAAGCCTATTAAATATCCCTCGGATTACTTCTAATCCGACAACCGACAACTTACTTACAGTAGGCGGTACCGCTAATAGTTTGGTCGGAGAACCAAACTTAACCTTTGATGGTACCACTCTTACGCTGGCAGGCACTCTCACCGCTAGCGTTAATGTCTCCGCGTCAGCCTTCTATGGCGATGGTTCAAATTTAGATGGCATCGGTGGTCCTGGCATCTTTACTGTTATCGATGGTTCTAATGCATCGGTAACAAGTAGTCTTAACATTGGTGGTACTACAGCGCCAGCCCATCAACTTGTAGTTTCGGGTACGCTTTCGTCAAGCGTTAATATCTCTGCGTCAGCCTTCTATGGAATAGGAATGGTTCTGGGCGGAGGGATGTCATTAAACCGTACCGCCGTTACGACCCATATGACGGCTTCGCAGGCGGATTATTATCTAGGAGTAGATTCCAGCAGTACGGCCATTACAGTACATTTGCCCAATGCAGCAACCCTCGCTACAGGTCAAACATATGTTATTAAAGACGAGACAGGAAACGCCAATACCAATAATATTACCATTTCTGCTAGCGGAACGCAAACAATCGACGGTCAAAATTCTATAATTTTGCTATCCCCTTACTCAGCTATCTCCCTTTATTGCAATGGGGCTGACAAATACTTCGTTTACTAAGATTTTATTGGGTGTTTGTTACTAATTAATAGTGAGCCCACATGCAAATGTGGTGTTTGAGGTGCTTGGTCTAGCTTGTCACGTTGCCTAAAAAAACTATAATATGGAGGGTTTTTAAAAATGGCTTATTTATTTCAATCGGGTAGTATGGAGGTACAGCTTTCGGGCGGTATGGACTTCAACTACTCTAATGTTGAAACTGACAAAATGATGGCGATCAACAGTGACGCCAACAATCCCACCGAGGCTTCGGGTACTATGGGATTCGGCGCCGGTGGTGCTGGTAGCGATGGTGCACTTTACTGGGACGGCTCCGCGCTTTGTGTGGCTGCTGCTGGTGCCAAGACGGCACACTTCGATGGCGACGGTCTCGACCTCGTGACTGGGGATGCTTACCTCATCAACAACGCCAGCGTTCTTAACGCAACTACTCTTGGTGCAGGTGTTCTCGCCTCGTCTCTGACGAGTGTCGGCACGATTACTTCTTTAGTAGCAACCACGGCTGACATTAATGCCGGTACGGTGGATGCAGTTATTGGTGGAACCACACCCGCCGCTGGTTCTTTTACCACCATCAGTGGTTCTTCCACTTTGATTGTGGATGGTTCGGGATCGTTTAATAACGGTGTTACCTTTAAGGCTGGCACGGAGATTACTCTGGGAGTCAGTGGGGACACAGCCCTAGACGTCGCAGCGGACGGACTTTACTTCGCCGACGCCACAGATGGATTTGTGAAAGCTGTCGCCATTGGTAGCTTCTTGACTGATATCGCTGGTTCGGGACTTAGTGTGGTTTCAAATCAGCTTGAAGCTGCCGCCGTTGCTGTCACAGTTAATGGTGCGATTGGTGACAACGCTTCGGCGCTCGGCGTCGGAATGAACTATGGAACTAGTTCCTTTTCTGCAAATCGTGCGTGGACTTTGCCTGCCTTGAGCGGCTTGTCTGATGGTGAGATTGTTCGCGTTAAAGCTCCTATTAATCTTGGTGGCTACGCGCTGGAAGTCACTCCCAATGCTGCCGACAAAATCGATGATTTGGCCGATGGAGTAAGTATTGATATTTGGTCGGAGAACGGCTCTGTTTCGTTGATGAGAGTTGATGCTACTCAGTGGAAGATCTTCTAGTCTAAAGCTTGCTTTTCTAAAGAAATTCTTTCTTTAATATATTGAATGCCTCCTATATGGAGGGGTGTCCTCTTTTTTAATGTTTGAGAGCCAAAACAAAATAATAATCTATTTATAGGAGAAGAGGTAAAAAATGGCTTATAATACATTGACGGGAACTGTTAATTTTTCCAATTCAGTTCGCGGCGCCATCGCCAGCATGGTCGATAATTATAGCACTCAAGCTATTGGAGGAAGCAAGTCCTTCACCAGTACTCTGTCTGCTAGTGCATTTCGAAGTGAGGCGGGCGACATCGTTCCCCCGGCCCTTACTGCAATTGCTGGCGATAGCGCCGACCGCCTTATAGTTTCAGATGGGGATGGAACTGCTACGTGTGATGCAACATTAACCTTCTCCAGCACATCACTCACGGCTTCATATTTCTCGGGGTCAGCCCGGGGATTAACTGCGCTTCCGATAGGGGGTGCGAATGTGGACGGACAACTCTCGTCATCCAATATATATTATGGAGTCGGACTTACTACTAACAGTAACCAATTGGTTGTTAGTGGGGGCGAAGGAATCAGCACGGCCGATGGTGTGACAGTGGATATGGCGACTAACGGAGGGTTGGGGATGACATCCTCTAAGCTTCGAGTAGATCCCTACGATGCTACAGCCAAAGGTGCTGTGTCCAATAATGATACTTTCTTAATTTCAGATTCAGATTCTTCCAATGTATTAAAGAATACAACGTTGACGGTTCTTAAGACATATATGACCGATAATATTACGAAATGGGATCCCGGTGGATCGGACAATGATGTTCAAACGAAATCGGGAACTGGTTTTGCCGGCGGTGGTAATTTAACGTTTGACGGGACCACTCTCACTCTAGCGGGAGGACTGACGGCTTCTGTTAATATTTCAGCATCTGCTTTTTATGGCGATGGCGCGAACTTGACAAACATCGCCGCCGGCGGCTCCACAGGATCGGGAGGCGAAGGAGAGATCCAATTTATGCTTAGCACTGACGGCGCCTTTGCCTCAGACGGTGCCTTCTCTTTTAAAACAGGCTCCTCTGGCGCCGCCGGTACCTCTCTGACTTGTTCCAATTTAGTAGTCACTCATGGGGTGAAGTTACCTTATGCAGTAAAGACAGCAAATTACACTTTACTCGTATCGGACAATGTTATTTATATGAGCGGCAACGCTAATAATCTGACGGCATCATTACCGGCCGCAGCCACTGTAGATGGTACTGTATATTATATTAAGAATATAAGCAAACATCGCGAAACAGAGATAGATCCTAATGGCAGCGAGAAGATTGAGTATACTTCTTCTGTGTCAATAGGGGAGGGCGAAGGGATGCGAATTCAAGCCTTAGAAATATCTACCGGAGTTTATGCATGGCAGATTATTGGGACCACTATGCCTCTTCCATAGGCGATGTGAGTAGAATAACTCATTAATGGGGATTTTCGTGCTTGGTGATACTATTTATTTTGAATTAATGTCATTTAAGGAGCATATTAATGTCTAATTTACTAAGAGATGCTATTGTAGATGCAAAAGCTCTCCGCGAGGCCGCCCTTAAGAGCGCAGAAACCACAGTTATCGATAAGTATTCAGAGGAAGTTCGTAATACCCTCAATCAGCTTTTAGAACAAGAAGAGGACCCGCTAGCCGCCGATCCTCTCGCCGCCGATCCTGCGGCCGGTGGTGGTGAAATGGATATGGGTGCAGACCTTGGAGGAGAAATGGCGTTGCCACCCGGCGACCCTGCCGACACCGGCGCGCCACCCGAAGAAGTCGCACAAGATATTCCTCTTGCTGCTACTGATAATCTCTCGGAGAACGAAGGCGAAAACCTGAACAGGCTTCCGCACACAGGCGAAGAAGTCGAAGTAGATATCGACTTAGACGCCTTACAAGAAGCAGTAGAAGAGATGCAAGGCTCCACAGAGATAGACATCAGCGAAGAAGAGTTAATTGCTTTTATTGCTGAAGCGGCTGGAACCGATAGCGGACAAGCTCTCGCAGGTTCTGCAGCGGCAGAGTCCGCCGATAGCGCTGCTATGGAAGATGAAGAAGGTGATGAAGAAGAGCCGAAAGATCCTGGATCCTTCGCCGGACAAGAAACTGGATTGGGTGAAGACCTCGACGTTTCTGATGAATTAATTGACGACATCGTTGAAACACTGACCGTCGACATGGGCGCTACCTTAAAGGGTTGGGCCGGCCGTTCATCCGAAGATGTTAAATATGAATTACAAAGAGCACTTGCACACCGACGTAGTACGGATATGCAAGATGAATTAGAGACCTTAAGAAAGGCTCAAGAAGAGTTGGTTTTCGAAAATAAGCAACTCAAAGAGTCACTTGAACAATACAAGCAAGCATTTCATGGGCTTAAGGAGGGTATGCATGATGTAAACCTTTCCAACGCTCGCTTGCTTTACACGAACCGTGTTTTGAGAAATACCTCCCTAAATGAGCGGCAGAAGACCAAAATTGCCGACGCTATTTCGAAAGCTGGTTCAGTAGTAGAAGCTAAGACTATCCATCAAACGCTTGAAAGTACAGTGGAGTCCACCCCAAATGGTGGACCACAATCGCTGAACGAAGCAATTGGTCGTCGTAATCGTAGTACTTCTATTATGCGTGCTTCCCGTAGGGAAAGCACACCATCCGATCCAATTGCGGAGAGGATGAAAAAACTAGCAGGTATTACGTAAGATTAATACAAATACATATATTATAGGAGGTATTTTAAAATGGCTGGTATTATTGAACGATTGACCGAAGGTGTTATCAATCGTGATATGCGTGCTGAAGGGCATGCATTGTTAGAAAAATGGGAACGAACCGGACTCTTAGAGGGTCTGGATAATTCGCGTAAAAGGGAGTCTATGGCTCGGTTACTTGAGAACCAAGCTAAGGAACTCCTGCGTGAGAACTCGTCCATGGCCGCTGGTGATGTCGAAGGCTTTGCTGCCGTCGCATTCCCCATCGTCCGACGTGTTTTTGCAGGGTTGATTGCTAACGATCTCGTTAGTGTACAGCCGATGAGTCTCCCCTCGGGTCTCATCTTCTTCCTGGACTTCGTGTTCTCGCCGAACCTCGGCGCGAGCAGCACCATGGCAGATCGACTTGGCAACCTTGCCAATAAGTCGATCTACGGTGGTGACCGGGTTGGTGCTGAGTTGACGGGCGGACTGAACCTTGTGAGTTCGAGTGGCGATGGCTTCTCGGGTCCACGGACAGTTGCTGCTCGCGGTTATGCATATGCCTCACCGACTGGTTCTGCCAATCATGCTGCAAATGCTGCCAATCAAGCAGTGGTATCACAGTTTGCGATTAATAGCGCATCTGCTGATCAGAAGAAGCTTATTCAATGGGATCCCGATCTCTTAGCTTTGTCTGGCAACGTAGGTTCCCTCGCCTCAAGCAACGTGGGTTATAAGGCAATTGTTGTGGATCTTGCGTATTCCGATTATGTGACTGCGCAGGCAGACTTCAATAACCTCGGCGCATTCGAGATTAGTGGTGCGGCTGCTGCAGTTCTTCTGCAGGTCGCCGGCTGGCAACAGGTTCGTCGGTGTACGACTATCGTTGATGCGGGAGCTTCCCTCCCTGATGGAACGACCGCTTCGGCGCTGACCGCGAACGCCAAGGCTGTGCGTCATGTGTTTATTGCACTGTCTGCTTCCGCTACGGTTACCGTCGCCGGTGCCGCTGCTGTTACGCAGGTACCCACCTACGATGACATCGCTGCTGGCGGAGCCGTTGGTTCCGTTATCGGTCAGGCGACTTGGGGACTGGAAGGGAATACTGAGATTCCCGAAATCGACATCAAAGTCGATTCTGTGGCTGTCACCGCGCAGACCAAGAAGCTGAAGGCTAAGTGGACCCCTGAGTTAGGACAAGATCTTAACGCATACCACAACCTTGATGCTGAGGTCGAGTTGACTAGCATTCTCTCCGAGCAAGTTGCTCTTGAGATTGACCGTGAGATTCTCGCGGATCTGGTCAACGGTGCAACTGCCTCGACTTACTACTGGGCTCGTGCTCCGGGTCTCTTCGTGAACCGGGTGAACGGCACTGAAGTTGGCGCGGCTTCCGCTGCTCCCGACTTCACCGGTACGGTAAGTGAGTGGTATGAGACTCTCATTGAAACTATCAATGATGTCTCTGCACAGATCCATCGCAAGACATTGCGTGGTGGTGCTAACTTCATCGTCTGCGGACCTGAAGTTGCCAACATTCTTGAATTCACGGCTGGTTTCCGTGCCTCTGTTACGGCAGATGATGAAACTGGTTCCGTGGGTGCTGTCAAGACTGGATCTCTTTCCAAGAAGTTTGACGTCATTGTTGACCCATACTTCCTGCGAAACGTGATCCTCGTTGGACGTCGCGGCTCCTCTTTCCTTGAAAGTGGATATGTGTACGCACCTTATGTGCCGCTGCAGACTACACCAACTATCTTTGGCCCTGAAGACTTCGTGCCCCGCAAGGGCGTGATGACTCGGTACGCCAAGAAGATGGTGCGTCCCGATATGTACGGTCTTGTTATCGTGCGTGGTCTCTTAGGTGAGGCAGGTGCTACTAGCTAAACCCTAGAAGCAAAATAAAAGTTAAGCCCTCGTCGAAAGACGGGGGCTTTCTTTATGGGGGAAACTACTTACGGCAGGAGGGAGAAATCCTTTCGTTAATTGACCTAATTAATATTCATAGAAGGAGAAATATATTATGGGAACTAAAAGAGTAGGTTGGGCACGAATTCGTAGCCTGATTAACGAGAACACAGCAAATCAACTTTCTGCACCACGCAAAAAGGTGGATAATAGCACATTAAATACCGGGGGAGCAGTAACAACTACGTTGACCGCGGGACAAGGAGGAACACATTTTAACATTGATGGTACGGGGGATATTGTAGTTAATCTACCGAGCCCGAACTCACAAAATGTGGGACTGCACTATTCATTTCTTGTGACTACCGCAGTCGGCGCGGGTACAACGGTGGCATTTAACTTGAATGGATCCGGAACCAACGACTTTCAATGCGAGATATCTCACTATGGCAACAATCCATATCCGCAAACTGATGTAGCGGGCAAGACTATAACGCTAGTCAACAGCACTGGAATAGGTGCCAGAGTATACATGACATGTGTACAAGATGATGGAAGCGATTCTCAGTGGGTGGCATCTGCCGCTGCAGATCAGGTACCTACTGTTACTGGCTGATAATTAAAATATATTTCAATATTTCTCCCCCCCTTCCCTTTTGGGTTGGGGGGATTTTTCTTTTTGAAGAAGAACAACTAATTACTATATTACACAGGAGTTCCCCATGGGAAAGAAAAGACGAGCATTAAGATGTCCACAAAAGTTTGGAGCAAAGCGTAGTTATTTAGTAGCGCACGAGAATATCTCTGTCCCACCGATTGAAACAACAGCCGCAACACCAATTGAAACGGTGGCGCCGACTGAAGTGGAAACAGTTGTAGCTGAAGAAACAATCGTGCCCCCCACACTAAAGAAGGCGGTCATCTCTAAGACTAAAACTGCTAAGAAAACAACTAGTAGAACACGAAAGTCTTCGAAGACCACAACCAAAAAAACCAAATAATTGATATATAACTATTAACCTTTCTAAAGAACCCGGGTTATCGCCGGCATATTGTGAATGAGATTACTATTTAGGTTGAGGGGAGATTTCATTAATGCCAACTAATCTAAATCCAATATCTGAAACAAGCGCTATTGTTTTAACTTCTACTGGAAGTGTTTCACAAGTGGCCGCCGGCTGTCCGTTTGGGATATACACGGGCTCCGCCGATTTTCTGAGCGGCGCATCGCTCCAGGTAGCTTATACCTATAAGAAGCTCGGCGGCGATGTCGTCGACATTGAGCTAACTCCATCAAACGTATATGCGGCATATGAAGAAGCTGTGTTAGAATATTCCTATATCATTAACGTTCATCAGTCCAAAAATAGTCTTTCTACTTTCTTGGGCAACCAGACGGGAACGTTTGATCACCTGGGTAGCATGAAGACGGGACCTTCTGGTACCAATTTAGCATACCCCCGCTTTACAATTGGGTACGCGCGCCGTGTAGGCGATGGTGCTGCAGCCGCCGCAGGCTTTGGCGGAACCGTCGCCCAATATTCGGCCTCGTTTCAGCCCGTCACCAAGCAACAGGATTATGATCTGCAATCCATCATTCAAAGTGCCTCTGATTCGGGGGTAGATGATGCGGGCAAAACGGTCGACTATGCCGGCAAAGTTGATAATAAGCGCATTATTATCCAACAAGTTTTTTACAAGTCTCCACGGGCAATGTGGCGCTTCTATGGGTACTATGGCGGCTTCGGAGTGGTGGGTAACATGTCGACATATGGACAGTATTCAGATGACTCCACTTTTGAAGTCATCCCGACATGGCAGAATAAATTACAAGCTATGATGTACGAAGATTCGATTGTAACACGAACTTCGAATTATGGTTATGAGATCATTAATGATAAATTAAGACTGTTTCCCACCCCTGACTCCTGGTCTGATGGATACGCTGATCGGGTATGGGTGAAGTTTATGGTAGATATCACCCCATGGGAACAGGGAACTACTAACATGGGAGTCCAGGGCGTTAACAACTTGAACACAATGCCATTTGATAATATTCCGTATGTCAACATTAATGCTATTGGTAAGCAGTGGATTAGAAAATATAGCTTAGCATTATGCAAAGAAATGTTAGGACAAATTAGGGGCAAGTTTACCACGATGCCCATCCCGGGCGAAAGTGTAACCTTGAATCACTCCGAATTATTATCTCAAGCGAAAGAAGAACAGGCGGGGCTCAAGGACAAGCTCATGGAAATCTTAGATACTATCACTTATGATGAATTAGCTAAGACAGATCAAGAACTTACTGATGCAGCATCTAATATATTGAAAGTTTCTCCACTTCCAATTTTTGTAGGATAATAAACGATGGCAGACAATGAATGGGAAAGACCAAAGAATCCACCTCCTCCGCTTTTCTTAGGAAAGAAGGAACGGAACCTTGTAAAGCAAGTTAATGATGAACTAATTGAAAAAGTCATTGGGCAGCAGATTCTTTACTATCCTGTAGACTTGGCCACCACCGATTTCCATGAAATGTATGGAGAAGCCATCGACAAAACTTATTTGCCCCCCATTCGAGTATATGCTCTGGTAGAGTTTACGGACTATTCCACTCAATATATGGATGGCTTCGGTCTTGACAAGTCATGGGAAATCTCAATTCATTTTCATCGCCGGCGCTTAACCGAAGATCAAGACCTGTATGTGCGTGAGGGTGATTTTGTGTTGTATGGCGATTATTATTATGAAATTGTTAAGCTGTCCGAGCCAACAAAGCTATTTGGACAAGTAGATCACAGTTTTGAAATTGCAGCTACCTGCAAGCGCGCCAGAAAGGGACTATTCGATGCTACCTGATAACTTTGATTTTGCCATGATTCCTACCGGAAGCGGTGGAAAGGCGGACTTCACTCTTGAAGAAATAGGGATGCTTGCATCTACTATTGAAACTATAGATTATTCTCTGGTCTCGTGGATCAAGGAAGATCTCAAACTAAGTGTGCGCACCAACGAAGGCTATACAGAAGTGCCGGTTCTCTGGCAGGTGCCCGAACGTGCGTATCAAATTAAGCACAATAAAGATCTGCGCGATGATGCCGGCGCATTGAAGTTGCCATTGATCAGCGTGGAACGCACGGGGATCACCAAAGATCCCGCGCGTAAGGGAGGGTATCAAGCCAATTTATATTCCGACAAACACAACGGCCGGAGTGGACGCTATGTTATTGCGAAGAGAATTGTGCAAGATAAGACCCGGAACTTTGCTAGAGCGGCCGGCACCCGCACAAATACCGGCGGCACCAAACAACGTTATTATCCGAGAGTAAACAAGAAAGTAGTTATCCAAACTCTATCAGTCCCCATCCCTGTGTATATAAATGCTGAATATAAAATTTCTCTGCGTGCAGAATACCAACAACAGATCAATACTCTCATGACTCCATTTATGGGGCGCACCGGACAGATTAATTCGTTCTTGTTGCGCCGCAACGGGCACCTTTATGAGGCTTTCATCGATCAAAGCTTTGCACACAATAATGTTGTAGCATCGCTGGGCGAAGAAATGAGGATGTTTACTACCGACATCACCATTCGGGTCCTAGGGTATTTAATGGGGGAAGGGGAAGACGATGATCGACCCATTGTAACGATGGAAGAAAATGCTGTAGAGATTACTTTTCCCCGAGAAGGCACTGCTGCTCCGGGTAATCCCAACTTCTTTGGAGAGATTTGGGACGGTAGCACCCCTCCAGATGGGGGCCCCCAGGGCAGTTCCTGAAGTAAAGCCCCATTTTTCTTTGGAGTTCAGGAGCTTTTTGGAATTAAAAATACTATTTAATTAATGATTGCAGTAGCATACTTTAGCAATTGTTTTAAAAGGAATCACAAGCATGTCAGTCAAGAATTTTAAATTTGTATCTCCGGGAGTATTTATCAACGAAATTGATAATTCTTTCATTCCCAAAAGCGCCGATGCAATCGGCCCTGTAGTAATTGGTCGAGCCCGCCGCGGCTTGGCGATGACTCCGGTGAAGGTACAGTCTTATTCCGAATTTGTTCAGATCTTCGGAGATACCGTCCCCGGTAATGGAGGTGGCGACATCTCTCGCGACGGGAACTTACAGTCTCCGATGTATGGCACCTACGCAGCCAAAGCGTTTTTGCGCTCTAACGTAGCGCCTTTAACTTATATTCGCCTCTTGGGGCAAGAAGACTCCAACGCGTCAGGCGCCGGTAAAGCCGGCTGGAAAACGCTGAGCAGCCCTGCTAGCAGCGTAGCTGATAACGGCGGTGCTTATGGGTTGTGGGTCTGGCCCTCGTCCTCCCACAGAACTTTTCTGGGCGGCGACTTGGCCAAACAAGGGGTATTAGCTGCAGTTTGGTATGTGAATGCTAGCGCCTCTCTTACATTGACGGGCGGAGTGGTGCATGGTGACTCGTTCACCTCCGGTGGTGTCGGAGTAGTCATGGGCAACAACACAAGTGATTATACATTTCAGATAGAAATACGTAATGCCGGCTCAACAGCAGCCACGGGCAGCGAAACAATTAAATTTAATTTTGATGATTCTTCAGATTTGTTTGTTCGTAATCGATTTAACACAAATCCGCAACTCGCATCTGTAGCCGGTAGATTTTATCCTGCGTCGGCACGCAAAAATTATTGGCTCGGAGAAAGCTTTGGACAAGCGCTTCGGGCTGGATGCACGAGCGCTAACGGAGCGGCTTGGTTTGCGACGGGTAGTAATTTGACGTCAACAGCGTTGCATGGAGTACTGCTCCCCATCGCTTTGGCAGGAACCAGCACGACTGGGCCTCAAAACTTGCAAGGTGCTTCAACTGAAGCGAAAGCCGGCTGGTTTGTGGGACAAGATTTAGGTGCCCCCGGCAGCTATGATCCGCATAGTCTCCAGAGGCTCTTTAGATTAGTGGGCCGCGGCCATGGCGAATGGCTACAGAAGAATTGCAAGATCTCTATTCAAAATATTCGGCAGTCAACTACGACAACCGATGATTATGGAACCTTTAGCGTTCTTGTTCGCAACCTCCACGATACAGACAGTAATGTGCAGGTTATGGAACGGTTTGATAACTGTTCATTAGATCCCGCTTCCCCCTCTTTCATCGCTAGAGTGATTGGAGACAAGCATACTCAATGGGATTCCACTTCGCGCCGCTTGAAGACTTATGGAGAATATCCTAATAGGTCCAAGTATATGTACGTTGAAATGGCTCCCGATGTGGAAGGCGGAGCAACCGATTCTGCTCTCTTGCCCTTTGGTTATTATGGTCCACCTCGATTTAGAGCTTTGGCATCGACAACCACAGCCTCTGCAGGTCAAATGATCTATGCCCCCACGGGATTGATAAGTGGTGCGCTCGCCCCCTTTATGGGCAACACTACGAGTGGGTCATTAACTGGCTCCCTCTCCTGGCCAACGCCCCGCCTGCGCCTCTCCGCTTCTGATGGTGGCTTAGCGGTTCCTACTGATGCATACTTTGGAATGCAAACAACTCGGGACCGCACCAGCACCCACTCAGATCCTAGTGTGGCTGATAGCTTAAGAAAGCTTTGGCAATCTTCGGTAAGTGATCCAGTAACGGGAGCCCCGTCACCGAGTGCAACAGCCACCCAAAAAGGTGCTTATGTTTTCTCCTTAGATGATATTACCTCCGGTTCTACGGGAGGCTATTATTATGCTTCTGGCTCACGCGCCTCCGGAGTATCCATTACTTCTGGTTCGATTGCTGATTTGCTTAATGCAGACTATAATCGCTTTACTGCCCCCTTCTGGGGAGCATCCGATGGCTTTAATATCCTGCGCCCCGATCCTCTTTATAACGCCGGTATTCCTGGCGCAGGTGGATCCGGCACAGGAAATGCCACCAACCAGAACAGTATGGAATACTATACTTACAAGCGCGCCATCGATACAGTGGCAGATCCGGAAATGTTGAACATGAACTTGTTAGCAGTCCCCGGACTTACGCAAGATGCACTCACGCAGCACATGATTAACGTCTGTGAAGAGCGTGCAGATGCTATGGCACTCATTGACCTGCCGAGTATTTATATTCCGCCTCACGAGGCACGCAAGACCACCAAGAAGGCACGTATTGGAACTACTCCAATTCAAGCCGCGAATACTCTTCGCGCACGCCGAGTGGATTCGAGCTACGGCGCAACCTTCTATCCTTGGGTTCAGACTCGGGATTCACAAAGTGGCGTCTTAGTATGGGTACCGCCCTCCGTGGCCATGATGGGAGTTTTGGCTTCCTCGCAGGCTAAGTCGGATCTTTGGTTTGCTCCCGCCGGTTTCAATCGCGGCGGATTGAGTGATGGAGCCGCAGGCATTCCTGTCACGGCTGTTTCCGAAAGATTAACCTCTAGGGAACGAGACACTCTTTACGAAGCTCGCATTAATCCTATTGCCTCCTTCCCGTCTAGTGGGATTGTGGTATTCGGACAGAAGACCTTGCAAGAGCGTCAGTCTGCCCTGGATAGGATTAACGTCCGTAGGCTGGTGATTTATCTGAAGAAGCAGATTTCGATTCTGTCGACACAGATTTTGTTTGAGCAAAATGTGGAGTCTACATGGGCTCGCTTTAGGGGCTTAATTTCTCCCTTCTTGGATAGCGTGCTTACTCGTTACGGAATTACGGAATATCGATTGATTCTGGATTCGTCTACGACGACCCCCGACTTGATTGACCAAAATATCTTATATGCTAAGATTATGGTGAAGCCCGCCCGGGCAATTGAATACATTGCAATCGACTTTGTGATTGCATCGACAGGAGCGTCATTTGATGATTAAAAGATATGGAGATTTTTTCTCTCCTTACTATTTAATTTTGAAACGCTTACATAGGAGTAACTAAACAATGGCATTTTGGACTGATAATTTTTCGAGCGATACCACGCTTAAGGATCCTAAAAGAAAATTTAGGTTTATAGTTCGCATTAGTGGTTTTCCAGATGACACCAATCTCTGGTTTGCAAAGACCGCGGCCAAGCCCTCTTTCACGATTGCTGCAGCGGAACACAAGTATTTGAACCATACGTTTTATTATCCTGGTGCTGTCTCATGGAACGACGTTGCCATTACCATGGTAGATCCCCAAGATCCTGATGTTGCTCATAGTTTGACGACTCTCGTCCAACAGGCTGGCTATAGTCCCCCTGATACTACGAGTGACCTGTCGACCATGACGAAAGCAAGGGCGGCAACTGCTCTCGGACAGGTAACCGTTACAGCGCTCAACGGCGCCGGAGAGAGCATCGAAAGCTGGACTCTTCAGAATGCTTGGATTACGGATTTGAAATTCGGAGACCTGGAATATGGCGGTGATGATCTTACCGAGGTAAGCATGACGCTGAAATACGACTGGGCAACTCTCGATGGCCCGCATGGTTCCGTTTTCGACAAAGCTAGCGGTGGGGGCGCCGAGGCCAATGCTCCTGCACCGGACGAAGCAGCAATACTTTAGACAAGACTTAAAAAAAGAGGTGAATATTGTCACGAAATAAAGACCGCTTAGGCATGGGCGACACCACGCCAGAATCTAGTGGTCCTCCTCCTCAAGTGATGCAACAAGATAACACGGATTTTTCCTTTGTTGTGCCGACTGAGTTTGTAGAGCTTCCCTCGCAGGGAAAGTTTTATGATGAGGACCATCCGCTCCACAATGAAGAGAGCATTGAGATTCGACACATGACGGCGAAGGAAGAAGACCTTCTTACGTCGAGAACATTATTAAAGAAAGGCATTGCAATTGAACGCTTGCTGAAGAACATTATAGTAAATCGGAACATTGATCCCGATTCATTATTGGTAGGAGATCGCAATGCCATTATCATTGCAGTCCGGACGTCGGGTTATGGCAACATCTACACGACTCAGATTACGTGTCCTGCATGCACCACGTCCCAAGATTATTCTTTTGATTTGAATGAGGCGAATGTATATACTGGCGATGATATCGATGCTCAGGAGCAATCCGATCTGGGGCTTGTTTTTAACGGCGATGGCACTTATGATGTCACTTTGCGCTCACTGGAGGCTACCGTTACTCTGCGCCTGTTGACTGGATATGATGAAAAGAAGTTGGTGGGGTCTAACAAAAAAGCTCGGAATGGGTTAACCGAACGGGCAGTTACCACTCAATTGAGTAATCTTATTGTGGCTGTAAATGGAAGCACTGTTGATACAACTTTAAAAGCAGTAATTGCTAATATGCCATCGCGAGATTCGCGTCGAATTCGACAGGCTTATAAGCTCGTGGCACCCAATATTGACTTGACACAAATGTTTGTGTGTGAGGAATGTGGGCACGATCAAGACATGGAGGTTCCGCTAACCGCGGACTTTTTTTGGCCTGACCAGTGATTATATGGAGAACGTGTATGAGCAGTTCTTCTTCTTAAAATATTCTGGTGGGTGGTCGTTTGTTGAAGCTTATAATTTGCCGGTAGGGCTCCGCAAGTGGTTTGTGGAAAGACTGGTGAAGCAGTTGGAAGCCGAGAAGGAGGCTATTGATAAGGCATCCCAAGGTGGAGGACGAAACTCCTCTACTCAGACACTAACATCGGCTAATCAACCAGCACCGCCCACGCGGCCAAGATAAATAAAGCAAAGATGAAGACAGGGCAAGTAATAAGCCCTGTCTTTTTTTATGGAAAACTATTTATAATAACACGCACCCCAATTATTTCAAGGATGTTTTATTAAATGGCTGGTATGAAATGGACAGAAGAAGAACTCCGACTCCAACGAGAGGCTGCAGCCACGGACGACGCCGCGGAGCAAGTCTTGGAGAAGATGCTGGCCCACAACCGCGCCATCGAGGAAAGCAGACGCCGCCAAGGGGAACTGAGTGACCGCCGCCTCGCCGCCCTCCAAGAAGATATAGCAATGAATGAGCGGATTATTGAGGTTGAGCGCGAACGTTCCCACAGTATTGAAGCACAAGTTGATTTACATAATCAAATTTTAGAGTATTATGAAGACAGAAAGAAGCTTCTCCTCCATGAACATCGAACAACGGAGATGACTGTTCAACAATATCTTAATAAGCTCCGCATTTTAGAGAAAGAGGCAGCTGTTGAAGAAGAGCGCCGAGAGAATCAACTAAAATATACCGTGAGTGTAAGAGAGTCCGTTGATGCCGCTAAAGATTTAGGCTCACAGTTGGGCAAGATGATGGCCGTCTATGGTCAAAACCAACTCTTTAATTATAAGAATATAATGGATTTTGCCAAGTCCATGATGAGCGCGGAGGCCGGCCTTATCGGATTTGTCAGTAAGTTGGGTAGTGCAGGAATAGCAGCGTTTGTAAATTCGGTTATTAACCTTGCGCTCCAACTAGATGCAGCAGAAAGCGCATTCCGCAGAACCACAGGAGCATCTGCTGCCATGGCCCGCGAAATGACAAATTCGTATGAGGCTACGCGCAATAGTACAGTTTCACTGCAACAGAACCAAGAAGCTTGGGGCGCTCTCTATGGTGCCTATACTGATTTTACAATGATCAGTCAAGAAGCCCGCAAAGAAATCGGACAAACTTCCGCGATCTTAACTCAGTTAGGGGTTAACGCAACTGACTCTGCTAAAGGCATGCAAGTAGCCACTAAGATGATGGGGCAGACTGGTACCCAAGCCGCCGGCACCCTGCGCGAGTTAAGCTCATTAGCTGAGAATATCGGGGTAGCCCCGGGCCAATTAATCGCGCAGTATGGACAAATTGGGCCAAGCTTATCCAAGCTTGGAGCGGATGGAACAAAAGCCTTTAAAGACTTGGCGAGAGTTTCTAAGATTACTGGTCTAGAAATGCAAAAACTCTTAGCGGTTACTGATAAGTTTGATACTTTTGAAGGCGCAGCTACTCAAGCAGGAAAGCTTAATGCTGCACTAGGTGGGAACTTCGTCAATGCGATGGATCTGATGATGGCTACGGATCCGGTAGAAAGATTTGAAATGCTTCGTGGCGCCCTTGACGAGGCCGGACTGTCATTCGATGACATGTCCTACTATCAGCGAAAGTTTTATGCCGACAGTCTCGGCTTAGATTCGGTGGGCGATCTTGCCCAGATGATGTCGGGCAACATGGAGGCGCTAGGAGCAGAGACTCAACAGACTAGCGCTGACTATGCAGAAGCGGCCGAACGAGCAGCAGAGATGGCTAGTGTTCAGGACAGCCTTAAGATGGTGCTACAATCATTGATTCCCGTGTTGCAACCTCTATTAGCTACTTTCCAAACTTTCGGAAACTGGATGGCAAAACATGTAGATGAGATTGGACTTGTGGTGAAGTGGGTGGGGGGAGCCATCATAGTCTACAAAGGCTGGATGACGGCCACGATGCTACTCCAAAAAGCCCAGGTGGCATTCAATGCAACTTGGACCGCATTCAAAGCAGTCTTGGCTGGAGTGCAGGTTCTCTGGCGCGCCGAGCAAAAATGGGCAGCCCTTAAGTCTTTATGGACGAAAAAAGCTATTGCGGAAACCACGCTTGAAACTGAAAAAGAGATACAAAACGACGCAGTAAAAAAGAAATCAATTGTCACCGACCAGCTAGCTGGTAAAACCGCAGCAAAGACAGCCCCCCAAATGTTAGCACTCGGAGTGGCCGTATTATTGATTGGCGCCGGCATTGCAGTCGCAGCGCTGGGCATGGCTGAGTTTGTTAAGGCGTTTGCAGGGTTTTCCGCCGGCGAAATTCTAGCCATTGCCGTAGCCATCGGTGTCCTCACCGCAGGGCTCTATTTTCTTATTCCCGCGTTGATTGGACTAGCTGCCGGCGCCCCTGGAGTTGCTGTCTTGTTAGCGTTAGGCGCCGCGGTGCTTATGATTGGAGGCGCCATTGCATTAGTGGCGGTGGGCGTTGGAAAGATGGCCGAGGGAGTCGCTGTAATGTTCACAAGCATGGACGTTGAAAAGGTCAAAGCCTTTTCTCTCTTTATCGCGACCGTTTCATTAGCTGCTATATTCTTGTTTCCCGCCGCAATTGGAATGCTCGCGTTGGGTGTGGGCTTATTGGGTGTGGCTTTCGCCTTAAAGTTTATTGCTACCGATGATCTGGAAGCAATTGCATTATTCAGTGAATCCTTGGCGAGTATTCAGTCGGGACAGTTATTAGAAACCGCCAAAGCCATCAGACAAGTGGCAAAGGCAATGGACGATATTCCCAAAAAGAAAGCTCTAACATTTAGGACAATCTTAGAACGCGTCGAAGCATCGGCTAATGCCGTTTCCCGCGCCGGCGGTGCTGCAGCCTATGGACAAGCTACAGGCGGCGCCCGCAGCGGTGGTGGTGGTGGCGGAGCGGTCGCAGCAAGCCCTCGCACCAACCAACAAGTAACAGTTAAGCTTGAATTAGATGGTAAGCTTTTGGAAGAGAAAGTACTTAATATAGTGGACGGCAAGTTTGCCGAGGCTTCGTAAAGGATAATAATATAAATGGCAGAACGCAAAATCAATTCTTCCTTCTTTAATGTTAATAAACTGTCTGGGGATACTAACTTTTCGGACGGCTCCGATCTCTTAGCAAATCAAGGCTTCCGCATAATGATCCAACACGTGCCCAGCGGTCGTACCATTTACTTCAAAGCTTTCATCGAAGCCTATAATGAAACCTTTTCTCCTGACTGGTCTGAAGAGACAGTCTATGGGCGCATGGATCCCATTTACCAATTTAAGAATACCACTCGTAATCTTACAGTAGGGCTAGCGATTCCAGCCGCATCTAAAAGCGAGGCTTTCGAGAATCTAGCCAAGGTCCAAGCCCTCACACAGTTTTTGTATCCCAATTATACTCAAGCCGGCTCTGCCACCACTATCGCACAATCTCCATTGCTGCGTTTAAATGTAATGAACTTGGCAAAGAGCCAGAAACAATGGGCCCCCAAGCTCACTCACTATGTGCCTGATACGGGAAGCGCCGGTTCCTGGATCCTCCAAGAACAGCCGGGCAAAAAATACAGTGCAGAAGACCAAGGAATAAAATTTAGATCCGTGGGAGGAGGCAAAGCGACAGACGGGTTGTTAGGGGTATTAAAAAGTCTTACGATTAATCATAACCTCGAAGGGGACAAGGGAGTGATCGAAACGAATCCCTCTGAAGGAACTGTAGACGATGGAGGCATTCTCCCTAAACTCATCAATATCAATTTTGATTTTGGAGTCATCCATGAGCATCATTTGGGATGGGACGACCAAGGCAACTTCTCCAATAATGCGTTTCCGTATGGTCTCGATTTTCAAGCTAGCGCACCCGGCTTACCCCCCTCTCCTGTTGTGCCCGCACACACTGCTGCTCAAGCCGCACAACAGCAGGGAACCCCGGCGGGAACGCCCGATGCACTGGAGCCCCCAAGCGAAGAGCCGCGGGACACCCCCGATCAAGCAGCAGATAATGCTGCAGCACAGGTGACGGAAGCGGTACCAGGCGCTACAACAAACAAGTACTCCGGAATCACTGCACTGCAGGGACACTGGGATAACGTAGCCGGGAGTGGGTACCTCAGCACAGACCAAGGGGTAGTAGAATACACCGATAAAGCAGCTTATCTCGCTGATCTTGCGCAAGCCAACGCCGCATTCGACCAGACGCTAGCGAGCATGGGCATGAGTAGATAACTTATGGCATCACGATATTCAAAATACAAAATCATTAATAACAACAGCGAACTCTTGTGCGAGAAGCGCGGAGTTAAAAACATCCGCCAATATGAGACCCCCTATATCTACAACCCCACTGTCGCAGACCGTGCTTCTTTGAGGACCACCAATTACTTATGGAAGTATGGGGATCGTTTTTATCAACTGGCCGAACAATATTATCAAAGCCCTACGTTCTGGTGGGTGATTGCATTGTATAACGGCTATATGACTGAAGCAGATATCCGTGCTGGAGATGTGATTGCTATTCCTCTGAATCTAGAAGAGGCGCTTAAAGTTCTGAGGGTATATTAATGAGCAATCAGATTACCCGAGACTCCTTGATTGCACAAGGAATAACAGATACTGCGCAGCAGGATACGGTGCTGGATGCGCAGGCTTCGAAGAATGAAGCTATGGCTGTTTTGTATGAAGAACTGAAAACTTGCGCGTGGACCTTACGCGCCGCAGAAAAAATGATTCACGAAGGATGGATTGGATTTGATATCGGTTTCCGCGCTTTCTTAGATCTTTCTTTTATGCCATCCACTGCGAGGTACCAGGATACTGACACCGACTTTACTTTTCGCATGTCTCAGCACCCGCAAGAACTCTTGAAGGACATCAAAAGCGCTAACGCGAGCGACCAGAATAGCAGCCTATTATATTTGGCACGCAATATGCACACCATTGCAGCTAATTTTGGGCTCCCGCTCCAGACGGACACCAATAACTGGGAAGAGAATAAAGCTTATTCTCTTAAATATGGAGTTGCGGAAGCTGATTTGGTTGCCGCAGCAAAGGGCAAAAAAGGAGAAGGGGTGATTGCGGGCGACTGGCTGAAGTCCGGTCCCCTTTACAAAAGGATGGAATTCCACCATTATGTGTTTACAGATGCTGGCGATGGGGGAAATAGCATTGATTATGCGAAGACAATGCAGCACCAGCCGCATCGCGTAGGTAAGTTTTATCTGGGGTCCGACGAAAAGAAGGAACTGTTTGTAAACCCTGGAACCAGTTCTGCCGGCAGCAAATACGTCGACCACTTTGTTAATTTAGCAATCAACAAATTTCCTTATATACACGCATATGCGCAACAGTACGGCAATCGAAAGGGCGTCCCTTACACTACGGAGGCGCTACAAAAGCTAGACGGTGCTCAGGGCTCATGGCACCAAGCGGTAAAATGGTCATTTGCCGCTAATGACTATAGCTTTGCTGATGCGAATATAGACGATAATGAGTGGAACAGGGGAGACGTAGATCCTCGGGTTATCGAAGAGGCACTAATTGATGCGACCAATTTTGACAACGGAACACAAGGTGAGTATCTTGAAAAGTTGTCAGATGCGCAATTGTTGTCTCTAGGATTTACTGGTCATGTGAGTGGGTATGAATTTACGAAGGGAGTGGGCAATTTAAATGCGGATGACGCCCGCGCTGGGCGCGGCGGCTGGATTAAAGCGCCTCACAGCATTCAACATCATGGCACCTTTGAGCAAATCTGGAAAAGCTTCCGCGACACCATCAAGGGTACCAGTTTAGATGCCGCCCGTGCTCCTGCCTATCGAGCAGCTATGGCAGCGATGGATCCGGCCGCAGTCTTATTGATTAATGGTATTGTAAAGTTTGCGAGTGCTTGGAGTTGTATTCGTGTTGCCGCGATGAAATATCTGCTGGTTTTAGAGGCGGCGAGAGAAGACATCACACAAGCTTTTAAGGATGCATCCGGCAAACTTGCCGCAGTCACAGGCTTCATACTCGGTCCTTTCGCCGACAGCATCACCAATACAGGACTCATGAATGATTTACTGTACGCACTAAACACCCAGTCTGCCTCTGACGCAATTGGGTCGGCTGTGCAACGCAACATCTTTAAAGAGCAGTGTTTTTTATTAAGCTATGTTGAGCAGTTATCTCGTACCAAAAGAGAGCGTGACTATCGAGGCGGTATTGCCACCCCTGCTTCATACACAGGAGGAGAACCCAAGAAGGCTCTTCCCTACGTTAATAATTCTCCTAACGCTACCTTACTGATGGACGGCGATCCTTATGGGTTTCTCAATAAGCTTGCACAAAGTGAGGGTGGGCGCATATTTTTTAATACGGACACCGAAGTGCTCGATCACTTACAACCTATGATTCGTTTATTTAAGGTGAGCTATAATGATGATGGGGTAGCCTCGGAAGATGAATTTATATTTGAATCGAGCGCATCGGGAATTGTATCTATGTTGCAAGATCGTAAGCGCCGAGGGGCCGGCGTCGGTATAAAAAGTTTTGATTTCGCCTTCGAAGGAAGCAACCCTTTTGCGGTAAAGAAAAGTATTAGCGCTACCTTAAAGGTCTTTGCTAGCTCGATGGATGAACTACTGTTGCCTCGTCGGAATCAAAAGGGCAATCTTATTAGTTTTGCTGATTTAGCACTTAAGACTCGTAATCCGCCTCCATCGCGCGGACCATCAGCCCCCGGTGCACAGCCCCCGAGTTGTCTGCCGGCATCACCCGCCGCATCCAAACCCGGCGCATTGAGCCCGGGCGCAGTGCTAGCTCAACAGAATTTAGACAAACTCACTTTTAGACTCAAAGCTGTGGTAGGGTGGGCAACCCCGAATGGACAGGGACCGTGGACTAAAATGTCTAACCTATCGACCCGTGCCGGCACAGGGAAAGAACTATTATATAAGGGCATTTGGAATTCTACAATTACCCTTAATTTAACCCCCACCATCCATCATTTTGAGTTTGATGAGATGGGTCGTACCACCATGGTTATTAAATATTTGGCGTATGTGGAAGACTTTTATGATCAACCCGCCTTTAATATTTTTGCTAGCCCGGGCAAAAACAACCCTACCGCTAAACAACTAGTACGCAACTTGCAGCTTAAATATTTTAGTAGAGTGTGTGATACAGAGGAAATAAACAAGGTAAAAGAAAATCTGGCTGAGAAAGCAAACGCAGAAAAGCCCCAGATTCTCCAGTCGCTAGTGGGAAGTTTGGCTAAACAAAATAAAATTTATTATCTTAACTTGCCGATGGAAAATATTGGTTTTTTTAATTCACTAGGTCCCTATTATAATTGGTCAGCTAATGTTGCGCCACTGGTCCCCCTCCAAGGAGCCGGAGCTGTGGCGGAAATTCAAAGGCAAATGCGTGAAGCAATTGAGCAATACGACGGATTCTCCGGAGCAGACGAGGCTGAAGAGACGCACTTGTTTAAGGCTGGCTTGTCGGCAACGAATCCCAAAAATGAAAACTTGCCGTTTGTATATGTGAGCGATTTGATAGACTGTATCATGGCGAACATTGAGGCTGAATTGAAAGAACTTCCTGCTGATATGGAAGACGAACTGAAAACAGCCGAGATCGGGGAAGACCAGAAAGATCAATGTAGCATCGCGCTCGAAAAACAAAAGATGATCCGACTTCAAAAAGCCTATACTAAGCTACGCATTGTGCTTGGTCCCTTAGAAGTAGTAAACCAAGCCAAGAACGGTGCAAGTACTCTCCATTGTACATTTGGAGACCTTCCTATTTCTATGAAGTATCTCCTCGAATGGATTACCGAGAAGCTCTCTAACACAGCGGAAACGATTTATACTTTAACACGTTTTTTAAACGATCTCTTTAACAAATTGATTGGAGATTTTCTTAATGATGGATCGTGCTTTAACTGGGACATCAAACCGGGAGGTAAAATTAGAATGAATCAGACGGTCATCACATCGTATCCTCTTCCTGGACCCAATGACGAGATCACTAGTGTTCTAGAACCCACCAATGTTCCCCGCGCAATGTTATCGGAGCTACCCCGCCCGGTCTTTAATATTTCGGGAGTCCCCGATACCCCCATCGCCGCCGGCACAGTCGCAGACGAAATGAATTATTTTATTTATTTTGCGGGGCGGGTGGCACCATTAGATAAGATGAATGGTGACAAAGAACAAGATGAGCGTGCAGGCATTTATCACTATTTAGCAGGACGTAATCGAGGATTAATTAAAAATATTAAGTTTAACAAGACTGATTCGCCCGGCTTGGCAGAAGTACGCTTCGAGCAAGAGGGATATGAAGGACTGCAGCAATTACGGGTCTTGTACGATGTAGATATTGAAATGTATGCCAACGTTAAAACTTTTCCGGGCACTTATATTTTCGTGGATCCTAGAGGGTTAGCCCCGAGTACCAATTTGACTCCCGGTCATCCGCTGAACTTGACACAATATGGAATTGGTGGTTATATGATGATTATCAAATCAGAACATTCGTTTGCCCCTGGTCAGGCAACCTCCCGCCTCCATGCTAAGTGGGTCAACTCTGTAGAAGGCGCAGCAGAAAGCCGCGCAGCCGCATCAAATGCCAACGCCGGCGCAACACCCGGTGGTGTCCAAGGCAAATGCGAGGGCAATATCACGGCGCGCCAAAATAGTGCCACGACCAAACCATAAGGAAAACGGAGAAAACAAATGGGGAAAAATTACGTAGGGAAAAATCGAGGAGCGAGTCTTAAAGCGCTATATTATAAGCGCCTTAATTATAAAACTGCAATTTTCAATCTGCAGAATTTTAGTCCTTATCCAGATGTGCAGGCCGGCGCAACGAATCTTTTAGACTATCAACGTGGAGAGTTAGTATTATTTGGTAAGGTAAACGCTTTTTCTATTCCGGTGATCCCGCGCGCCGATATGATGAAGAATTTTAAGAATGGAAACACTGCAGATCCCAAGCGCAGCATTCAAGCAGTAGATTTTGTGGTAGATCAGTTTGAAGATATGGCGCGCCAGTTTCAAAAGTTGGGGATGGTCGGTCGCTTAGATACTAAGGACAAGCACTTAGCCGAATTAAAAATATTCCGCGCCTACCAATCACCGGAGGCTCATTATAAAGCTTACTCTCAGAATTTAGCTAGCGCTATTAGGGATAAGATTTATGGCCAACAAATTTCTATTTTGAATTTTGATGATTTCATGAGCGTGTTAATGGACATGATTAAAAATACGGCACTAGAATTTCCGTTTACATTGCCGGGGTATGTCAAGAGTCGTTATTATACCCCCACCAACAGTGGGCTCGTTTTGGAAATTGCAGATATCGGACCCAACGACGATGAAGAAAAAGTAAAGAAATTCTTTAGTAGCTTAAACTGGGAACTCTGGCTAAACCAATGCAATAACTATGGTTTTGTAGTGGATGCTAACATTCCCTGGCGTGTGATGGCTGACTTGAATTCCCGTGCAATGAGGCAGGCAGCTATGAGATATGGATCCTCTGGAGCTTTAGACGTTTTGTCTACCAAGTTCGCTAGTGCACCTCATGTATATGTTTTTAGGCTTTATCTACGCCAGCTTTTAAACCTCTATAATAAGGTCCGCAAACAAAAAAGCGCTCGTCCTGAAGTGAGAGGCGACAATTCTATTGTAACCATTATGGAAGAGAGCGCCTCCTATACTGTGGACAGCCTCAATGATATATATTCCGCTGGCTATTTCATGGGAAAATACTTTGAGATGCGGTTCGCAGAAGAAGAGACAGAGTTCACCGAATCGGAACAACGTAAGATTGCGAGAGAGTGCATGCAGGTCTTCAATAAGGGGGATAGATACCGCGCAGTCCTTTATTTTGAAACAATTTTGAATAAACCATTTGACTATCGCGGCTCAACAGGTTATCTTATAAGAGCAGAGCAAGCTATTGCAGCAGCAAGAAACTTGGATCAACGAGAAACAGAAGAATCGGCACGCGAGATCGAACGGGAGCTATTACGCATCCGGGAAGGGACATCGGCCAACAGAGGATAAATTGTATTTTCAAGCTATAGACGATAAAGCGCAATGCATCGGAGTATATGCGAATGGCGCACTCCACTACGAGGATTTTCCCACATTGCTTACCCGGACCTGGAAATACACAGGCTCTCTCCATAGCAGTGACGTGGAGTATGCATGGCTCTTGGTTGAGGGCCGCAGCTTGAATGAAGTGTGCCCGCCGGAAGTTCAGCCTCACCTTTTAAAAACACAAAAGCGCTTGCGGGCTTATATAAAATCATTTCAATTGGCCAAAATTGATATGCGAGACCACTGCATATTTGATTTGGTCCCAGAAGATTTTCTTAAAGAATTTTGCGAGGTGAAGAATAAGATTACTGAATATGTGTTCGAGAGATATGAGAAGCCCGAATGCTATGACCACCTTCACGATATGCAAAAGCTTTTACATAAGATTCGATACCAGGAACTTAACTTGAACAATCAAGGATGTAAGAGTCTGCATTTCTCTTCCCGAAACTCGGCTCGGGTCACCGCGTTGTTGCGCGGACCCCAGTATGTAGACTACAATGCCTTTGGAACAGTCACAGGACGCCTCACAACGCATGCAGAAAGCTTTCCCATGCTGACGGTCCAGAAAGAATTTCGCAAGCTTCTAAAGCCTCATAACGAGTGGTTCCTCTCCCTCGATTATAATGCGGCAGAGGTCCGCACCTTCATTGGGCTCGCTGGTGAGCCACAGCCTGCCGAAGATGTACATCAGTGGCACATTAAGAACCTAATTCAAGGCGAGATAGATCGCGAAGATGCTAAAATTAAATTCTTTGCGTGGTTGTATAACCCGGAAGCGTCCAATGATGAATTTAATATCTACCATCGTGAAAAAGTTCTTGACAAATGGTACGAAGAGGGGTATATTAGCACTATGTTCAATCGCAAGATCCCAGTTGACGCAAGAAAAGCACTTAACTACTTGATTCAAAGTACAACATCTGATTTGGTTCTAGAACGAGCCATTGTTCTGGATAAGTTTTTGACTGACAAGAAGTCATTTATCTCTCACATTGTCCATGATGAAGTGGTGGTAGATTTGGCCGACGAGGATCGCCATTTGGTGCCAGAGATCAAAGAAATATTTGCCAACAATAAACTGGCTAGGTTTCTTGTGAATCTTTCATGCGGCGAAAACTATTATGATCTTAAGGAGCTAAAGTTATGATTTCGATCATCGGCATCGGTAACGGCGCATCTGCTATAGCAAGCAATTTTGTTAGCATTGGTAATTACGATGTATACCGTTTAAACAACAAAGTGGAGACCAACACTTCACGCGAATTTAATTTAGAATCTTTCAAGACGCCGGACGAATATGAAGCCCACATTCCTGACTTAAAGAATTTTTTTGAAGACGTCCGGGAACGCGCGCAAGTATTTGTTATGGGGTCTTCGATGAGTTCGAATTATGTTCTCGGAATCTTACAACAGATTCGCGACAAAGAGATAGATTTATTTTATATTCAACCCGACACTGCACTTTTAACTGGAATTTCTAAGAGTTTGGAAAAGATTACTTTCGGTGTCCTCCAGGAGTATGCACGCTCGGGAATGTTTAAGAGTATTACTTTAATTTCTAATCTGCATCTAGAACAAGCATTGGGAGAAGTGCCCATTAAAACTTATTATAGTTTGCTGAACGAATCTATTTTTTCTACTGTACATTATTTAAACTACTTCGAATACTCGGAGCCAGAGATTGGCCAAACCTCCCCCCCAGCAGCATTAAACCGCATTCGCGCAGTCGCCATACTCAATATGGAAAATCTTGAAGAAAAATGGCTTTTTAACCTTGACAGCCCCCGCGAACTGTGTTATTATATATGTATAAACGAAGAAAGATTAGCAAGCGAAGGCGGCTTGCACAAAAAACTGGTGGATATGCTTAAAGACAGACCGACTAATGCATTTAGAAAGCTATCTTATGCCATCTATGAAACCGAACATGAAGATTTTGGGTTCTGCGTTGCCCACACAAACGTAGTACAAGAACAAAAAACACTTGACTCTTAAAGTTGAGTGTGTTATACTTTATTCACAAAAGGAGAAATTGAATAATGTCAATTGATATGGAGCTTATGCGCCGCAAGCTCGCAACTTTGCGCGGTGAAAACAAGGGTGATTCCAACTCGGTTTGGTTTAAACCAGACGAAGGCGATACGGATATTCGTATTGTCCCAACACGAGATGGAGATCCACTCAAGGAAATGTTTTTCCACTATAACGTTGGAGATCATAGGGGCGGAGTCCCTTGTCCCAAACGTAACTTTGGAGAGCAATGTCCGATTTGCGAATTCGCTTCTTCGCTTTGGCGCGAAGGAACGGAGAACAACGACGAGGAGAGCAAGAAGCTTGCAAAGTCACTCTTTGTGCGCACCCGCTATTTCAGCCCCGTAGTTGTTCGTGGTCGAGAGGATGAGGGAATTAAGGTATACGGCTACGGTAAGACCGCATACGAACTCCTCCTCGGCTACATTTTAGACCCGGAGTACGGTGATGTTACGGATACGAACGAGGGTACTGATATTACTCTCACGTACACCAAGCCCACCAAACCCGGTGCATACCCCCAGACGAGCCTGAAAATGCGCCGTAACACCTCAACGCTACTTGAGGATACTGAAGCCATCCCCGCCCTCCTTGATGGTATTCCGGACTTTGACTCTCTCTTTGAGCGTCTTAGTGCGGAACAGGTAGGCGCTATTCTCGATGAGCAACTGGCCGGCGACGGATCTGCCGAGAGCCGTTCTCACGAGACTGCCAAGTACAAGAGCACGCAAACAACTGATGTAGACCGTGCGTTCAATGAACTGGTAGCAGGCTAGGCTCGCCCCGCTGGCAGACCGGGGAATGTCTGCCACCTTTTTAATTAGTTGGCGTAAGTGCCAACTGCCTTCTGGCGGACGGGTAAAAGTCTGCCACTTTTAAAATTTTACAAGGAGGGTTATATGTCTACCAAACAAATTAAAGACAGAAAAATTATTATGAATTTAGTCAAGGCAATCAAAAGTCG